TGGCAAATGCGGAAAGCCGCGAAAGTTCTCTGTGTTTGCGAAAACCTCTTGGCAAGTTTCGAACCGTTGATCGCACGTACGACCGTCAGCGCTTATCCCGCACCGATCATCTCCGAGCACGGCATCACAGCGCCGCTGCACCACCCGGCCCACAGGGCGCTCCAGGTCAGTCTTCAGCGAGACGAGTTCGGCCGTGAACTGCCCGACCTCGTTCCACGATATTTCACTCAGATACCCGCTCCAGACATGGCGTTGCCCAGCGTCGGGCAAGGTCCAGTCGACCTGATAAACGTCGACACGGCAGCCATCCCACACACCATTTTCCAGATCGTCTGAGGTAATCATATCGCTAGACAGGACGCCCTGCGCAGTCGCCTGTCCGGGTTTCATGCTATCGCTCTGGCCGAACCGACCCGCATCGAGTGCCCGGCGCGGCTCATAGACGACACCCCCGATCGTCAAGACCTGGTCGTGATCCGTGACACCAATTCGATCGCCATCCTCGCGAGATAACAGCCAGCACAAACATAGCGTTAGAGCCTCACCCTCAAACCGGAGGGCCAGCATTTCAGCAAATTCCTTCATGCGTTCCTCTAAAACAGTTCCACCAAAGCCACGCTGACAATGCGGCCAGCGCCGAAGGCTTCGATCACGCCATTGATCTGATCGCTTTCAAAGCGCACGGGGCAGTCATATTCGAACCCAGCTCGGACCTCGGACCCCTGCGTCGGGGGCAACGTGAACCGAACTTCACCGCTGTCACTATCGAGTGCCCATCCCCAGTAGCGTTCGACGCCGTCGACCGAAACTCGAACAGTTTCTGGAATCGGTTTTGATATGCCGCGGACGAAATCGCCATAGTGTTTACAAAGCTGGAATTCGGTCCGGAGTCCGTTGCCTTCGCCCAGAAGCTGGTCCGTTGCGCTGACCTCGATATCAGGCGCAGCACTCGAATGATCGAGCGGATCTCGAAACCTGAAGCCGTAAAGACGCCCCATGCGCGCTTCAAAAAAACCAACCAGGGTTTGCAGGTCCGCCAGACTGGAAACCGCGCTGCCGACATCCCATCGCCGTTTCGAACTCGACCATTTGGCATTCCGAACTTCTTTGCCGCTGGCAAGCGAGGCGATTTCTGTCTTCCATTCCGGCCCACCGACTGCGCCGAGCGCCAGCCGTATCGGAAATTCCACGTCGTGAAAGCCGGTCATGTGAATCGCGCTCCCCGCGCCGCTGCCACCGCGACAGCATTTGCGATTGAGCTTGTTGCTCCGATGATCGAACCTTGGTCCGCGCCGCGCCCGACAGACATATTTAGATTGACGGTCTGCCCCATTTGCCGAATCCCGGATTGCGCGATCACGGATTCCGCGATGATCCGCGCCAGATCTCCGAGAATCGATTCAGCCATGCGACGGAAGTCCAATTCGCCTGAACGTGCGGCTTGTCCTAGCGCTTGTTCGATGCTGGTCCCGGCGCGGCCAAAGGCCTGTTCCAGGACGGCCGCAGCTTCCAGCCCCGGACCTTCGACCAGCCGCGTCAGGCTATCGCTCACTGATTGCAAATCTGCTTCTAGTTCATCCATCAGGATATGCCTCCATTAGGGCTTCCAGCTCTGTCACTCCGAACCGAACGTCGGACGCTGTCGTCAGCCACAGCCATTCTCGAACCGAAAGTCGCCAGAACGCCTCCGGTGCAATGCCTCTCCCGACCGCTAGTTTCATCATCTCAGCCCAGGGCAGCACGGAACGCCTCCGCAACAGCGCGCGCGGCCTCCCCGGGGCTCACGCTCTCGAGCAAAGTTTCGGTCACATCGTCTTTGATCAGGATCTTCAAAACGTGCTTTAGTTCGGTTGCAGATAAGCGTTTCAGGCGTGCCTGCAGGTCGGCCAGCGTTAAGCAAGCAAACGTTTGCTCAAGCTCTGCCAGTGCCCCAAGTGTGAGGCAGACAATGAATTGCTTTCCGTCGATCATCAGGACGCATTCACCTCGCGCAGCATTCACGAAACAGCCTCCGGGACGAGCGCGCCTGCACTTTCAAGATCGACAGAGAAACTTGCCTCTCCGTCGAACACGCCGCCCCATTTCAGTTCGCGTATGTGCATCGGGCCGGTCAGGGATCCAAGCCCGGGGATGACCAGCTGCCAGGTTACGACCTGTCCCGCAAAGAAGATGCTTTGCATGCGTTGATCGCTTTCCGCGTCCTTGAATACGCCTTTTCCGCGCACTCGCGCCGATTTCACGCCCGCACCAGCGATAATCTCACGCCAGCCATCCGTGCTATCAGCAGATGTTCCGTCGATACTTTGGGCGTTGAGTTCGATATCGCTGGACCGAATGCCGGCGAGGGTAACGAAGGTATCGGATTCTGTTCCATCTGAGACTTTGATAAGGACGTCTCTACCTTTTTGTCCGGCCATAGTCAGATCTCCTCCGTGATAATTCGGACCCGCATCACGCCTCGAAACACCTGCCGGTTCGGTGCCCGCATGACGTCTGAGTAAGTCGGATGCACCAGCACGACATGTTGATTATCCAGGATCAGGTCGATGCGTTGTAACGCGATGCGCAGGGCAGCGAGAAGCTCCTTCGCAGCGCTCTGCCCGCCGTCTCGCGAGAAGGTCGCAAACTGCAAACGGTGATCACCGCCGTTAACACCGGACGCACTCGCATCCTGTCGTTCGCACCGTTCAAGTACGATGTAAGGAAACAGTGACACACGCGTTTCATCGTCGAATACCCGCGCGGGCGATCCCAGCAAGGTTTGAAGTCCAGACTCGTTCCGCAGCGCTTCCAACAATGTTGAGATGAGGTCAGAGTCGTTTTCTAGATAGGCAGAGGCTGTACTCACAATCGAACCTCCCGGCGAGCGTCCAGGATCGACCGAACTTCGACCGGTAGAGCCGACTCTGCATTTGACGCAAATGCCGTCGCGCCGCGCGCACCGTAAGAGGCTGCGACGAGGCGAAGCACCGCTTCTTTCAGATCATCGGGCACGTCGTCGGCAGCGCCAAACCCGGCCTGATAGACCACTTCGATCCAACCGTCTGTTTCAATGTCCGGCTGCAAGCTCCAAGGGCGCAAGCCAAGACGGCCACACTCAAGTCGGAACCGATCCGTATGGTCGGTGACGCCGCCCTCCATGCCCACTTCCTGGACGCTCGATAGCGTTTTAGCCGGGCGACGAGGTAACAAGACCCCGCGCCCAGCCAAACTTGCTGGCCAGTCCGTCCAACTGACCAGCAGTGTCTGCTCCACCAGCGCGAACGCGAATTCCTGCTCAATCCTGGCCCGAGCGCTTTGGATGAGCCGCGCCACCAGCTCATCCTCCCCCTCATGACCGAGACGCAAGTAGTCTTTTGCCGCGGCGAGCGTCACAGGCTCTTCCGCTGGCGGTGTAATAACCGTCAGTTTTATCATCGTCTTCGCTTTGAATTACTGGAGCCGGACTGGGTTCGATCAGAACGTCATTACTTTGAACGCATCGAAGTTCTGGACGCCGCCGCCTACACGTTTTGTCGTGTAGAACAGGACATAAGGCTTCGACATATATGGGTCACGCAACACACGTGATCCTTGCCGATCAACGATCAGATAAGCACGTCGGAAATCCCCAAACGCGATCGCCGCCGCGCCGTCTGCGATATCCGGCATGTCTTCCATTTCGGTGACCGGATATCCGAGCACTGTCGAAGCATCACCGCCCGCACCGGGTACCCAGAGATAGCGTCCGTCACCATCTTTCAGTTTTCGAACGATCGCAGCCGTGCGCCGGTTCATGAGGAATCGACCATTCACGCGAAACTGCGACTTGGGAGCATGGATCAAGTCGATTAGCTGATCGCCCGCGTTCGTCTGAGTAAAGTCCCCATCTAGCGAGCCGATTTTTCCCCATTCGTGATTGTCGTCGCTCACAATCGAATAAGTCAGCAAGCCCTGCGGCTTGGCCGCGCCGTTTCCGGATATGAAAGCTTCACTCTCCTGTAGGCTGAATGCCGTTTCGACTTCGTCTGAAATCCATTCATCAATGTCGGCATAGGCATCATCCAGCAGGGTCTGCGTTGCCGCCGGCATGGCATAGAGCTCGCCGGCCGGAAATTCTAATAGTTCCAATTCATTTGTTACCGTTTGAAATCTCGTATCCCGTTCGCCGATCCAACTCGCGCCAACCCCGGTGGAAACAGGTTTGCGATAGGTGCCCGCAGATGTCTGACGAACGGTCGCAATCTGGCGCATGGGTGACGCCTGCATGAGCCGTGACTCGATCAGACGATCCAACTCTGGCGGCGCCAAATATCCACCCGCTTCGTCTGTGCTTGTCGAAAATGCCTTCGTATCCAAGCCGGAGAACCCGCTTTCATCGCCGTTCCGCAAATATCTGGACCACGCCGTATGATGCAGCGCGCTTTGCTCATCTACGGGAGCGCTCTCGGGACGTGCAGCTTTCAGGCTGAGCACATCGATGCGTTTGTCGAGGCGCGCCAGTTTATCATCCAGAAGCGTGTCGGCGGTTCCTTTTTGCTCCAACTCAATCAGCCGCGCATCGTTGGCGTTCTTGTAAGCTTCAAACGTCGCCATCAACTCCGCGGCAATGGATTTAGCCTCGCTTGTCATAGCTTTAGTTTCCTTGGTCATCGTTTCTCCTTCGGACCTATTTCTTCACATCAATTGGAATCTTGCAGCGGGCTGCATCGGCTCAGCCACCAGGGACACTTCAACAAGGTCAATGTCGGCCAGCAGGCGTCCACCAGCTGCCCGCGCAGTCCAGACGCGTGGACGAAAACCGATCGACAGACCATTCAATCCGTCCCGCGCGAGCTTCGCTGCTGTTTCGCTTTCAATCAGTCCGCGAACGAACAAGCCGTGTCCCGTTTCAGTTAGACGGACCCAGCGTCCAGCAATCGCGCCGCTGCGATGCTGGAGCAGCATAGGCGGCGCGCCTGCACGGAGGCTGCGCGAAAATGCACCGGCGCGAATGACATCGCCTGAGAGATCAGGACTGCCAAACACCGCCGCATACCCTTCGATCAGGTTGGGCAGTGAGTTCCCGGCCGGGCGCTGAACCCGCGCAGCGTTGATCATGATCGACCAGCCTCTTCGCGCGGTCGCAATCCCAGCATGACGCGTTTCTCGTCATCGCTTAAAAAGTCTGCTCCTGATACTCGGGCCCAAAGCGCGTCTCTCTCCGTCGCGAAGGCAGGGACCTGATCCACCACCGGGGTCACGCTAGCATCATCAAACCGCCCGCTTAGCCACACGCTGAGCGCATTCGCCGTCCTTTGAACGAGCGGCAAAATCGTAAGGCGCCAGAAGGCAGAGTGTGCCTCTTTGTACGTCGCATAAGTATTGTCGCCAGGAATGCCGAGCAGCATGGGCGGCACTCCGAACGCGAGCGCAATCTCGCGCGCGGCGGCATGGCGTGTTTCAGCGAAATCCATCTCAGCTGGTGAAAGACTCATCGGCTTCCAGTCGAGGCCACCCTCGAGCAAGAGCGGCCGGCCCGCATTTGAGGCGCCGGTATGTTCTGAGGTCAGCTGTTCTTTCAGCCGGTCAAATTGCTCATCGGTGAGGCGCCCGCCATCCTTGCCATACATCAGAGCACCGGACGGCCGCGCGGCATTGTCGATGAGCGACTTCGCCCATCCCGCAGACCCATTGTGCATATCCAGCGCACGCCGGGCGGCGGATAGTGGAGACAGCCCATATGCGCTGCCGCCGGGATGATAGAGTTGCAGGTGCAGCACTGGCAGCCAGTCGTCCGCATCCCGTCCGATCAAACGCTCGCCCTTCTTTTGTCTCAGCGCATATCCAGAGACGTGTCCACGGTCATCCTGGCGGACGCGAACGGCATCTGCGCGCAGACCGAACAACGCTCGAGGGACTGTTTCCTCGGGCAAGGTCACCGCCTCTGCCCAAGCGTTTCCTGTGATCTGGAGATCAATATAGAGCTGCTCGATCAGCGCTTGCCCGGACTGTTCTGGTGACGGCTCCTTTAACAGCTTTTGCACCGCATCGTTCTGGCATTGGAGCGCGATGGACCCCGCCGCTTCAGCGATCATTCGTGCGCAGCGATACACGATCGCATTGCCAGCATATCCTTCGCGCACAAGCGTCGCAGGATCCGTTCGCCCCCAATTCGCACCCGGCAAACCGGCCAGTGCGATCCAGGACTCTCCACTTTTCATTTCTGGTTTGGACCAGGGCAGCTTCATAAGCCTCTCCGACACCGCTTACACTTCTCAACGCTATGGAACTTACGTCCGTCGCGACCCCGCCGGATTCATTTCCGGTTTCTTAAGTTTTTTCAGGCGATTTGATGGGTATGGAGTGTACTGGTTCCCCATCCTGTGGGCTTGGGCAGCGTTATTTCTGACATCGGTACGTAGAATGAAAAGGGGCATCAATGCTCGGACGGGTCATTTCCGTTGCCAATTCAAAAGGCGGCGTGGGCAAAACAACAACAACGGTTTCTCTGGCAGAGGCCTTCGCGGCTGAAGGCTACAAGACCCTGGTGGTCGATCTGGATAGCCAGGCCAACGCATCCTTGCTGATTTATGGCGAGAATGGCGATGAGCGCCTCTACGATGCGATCCACAATTACACCAACGTCTCCGACTATTTGCGTGAGAATTTTCTGGGTGAGTGCTTCGCGCACATGACCAAGTTCATCGTGCCACATGCGAGCGATGTGAGCTTTATGGGCAAGCCGCTGGACCTGTCGCTTGTTCCAGCCACGCCTGGCTTGCGCCGGGCGGAGCGCGAGCTGATCTACATTCTGACGGAACAGGGATACTCGATGACGGCGATTGAAGGCCGTGTTGGCCTTCGCTTGCGTCAGGATATGGCCGATCTTCGCAAACAGTATGACATCGTCATTTGCGACTGCCCTCCTGGTATCTCGGCGATGACAGAAGCAACTTTGTCGGCGTCTGATCTGATCATTGTTCCAACCATTCCGGACTTTATGTCGACATTGGGCCTCGACCTCTTCACCGGGGATATCATCGAAAGCCTCAAAAAACGCGGCCTGTCTAACCGACCGGTCGTGCTGCCGACCAAGTTCGACGGGTCAACGCATCAGAGCATTGTCCTCGAGGCGATGCGCGGTGGTGCTGCCGATCCAGAGAGCGAATATGACATCTTCCAGACCGTCATCCCGCAAAAATCCGACTTCGCAGCAAACCCGGTTGAACTAGGCGCGAACCCAACGCTGGCCCAGAAGTGGCCAGGGGATGCGCTCGCGACTGTGAATATGCTATATCAGGAAGTGCAAGCCCGACTCGCGGCGCAATCAAAACCGGCAGCAGCATAA